CCGATCGTTGTTACTATTGTAACGATCAGTTCCACGGCTTGCTTAATCAGTTCAGGAAGATTCTGAACAATACCTTCAATAAGCTTCAGCACAAGTTCGAGTCCCTTTTCGAGGATAAGAGGAAGATTGTCAAGGATTGTTTCTGCAACCTTCTCGATCAATTCGATCGCTGTGTCAACCAATTCCGGCAAGTTCTCGAATATACCGTCTATCAGCTGGATCACAAGCTCGAGCCCTGCCTCTATCAGCTTCGGTGCATTCTCTATCAGATAATCTGTAACGCTTACTATCAGTTCCAGGGCAGTTTCTAACAGATCCGGCAGCATTTCCATGATACCGTTTATCAGCTCTGTTATAATATGAACACCGCCCTCAAGGATCATCGGTGCATTGTCCATGATTGTCTGCACAGCACCCATGATCAGCTGCAGTACGACCTCAACAAGCATCGGTAGCGACTCAAGCAGTGCGGCAAGTACCTGCTGGACTAGCTGAAGTGCTGTCTCGATCAGTGTCGGCAGCAGGGCCATGACTTCCGGAAGCAGGGCACCCATGGCAGTCGGCAATGCCGCAATGATTCTCTCAATAACAGGAGTTATATTCGACAGAACATTTCCTGCCGATTCCATCAAAGCCTGAAGGTTTGCTTCTACATCCTCTCCAGTTCCAAGCGATATGAGAAGATTCTCCCATGCCGCCTTTGTCATGTTAATGGATCCGGTGATGGTCGCCTCTGCTTCTGCTGCCGTAGTGCCGGTGATACCCATCTCGGTCTGAACCAAGTGAATAGCCTCTATGATATCCGAGTAAGAATCAATGGTCAGATCCCCGGCTTCGCCCTGGGCTTTTGCAAGCTCGTTTGCATCAGCGATCAGACGTTCCATCTCTTCTTTCGTGCCGCCGTACCCAAGCTTTAAGTTATCAAGCATGGTATAGTTCTGCTTTGCGAATCCCTGATATGCGTTTTGAATCGACGCCATGTCAGTACCCATCTTATTGGCGTTGTCTGACATGTCAGTGATTGCAAGGTTCGCCTGATCGGCGGCAGCGGCTGTGTCTCCTCCTAAGCTCTGCAGCAGTGACGCAGAAAAGGAAGTGACGGTTTCCATGTAATCATTCGCACTTAAACCGGCTGTCTTGTATGCGTTCTCGGCATACTCTTGAACCTTGTCTGATGCGTCCTTGAAAAGTGTATCAACACCTCCGACCAGCTGTTCATAGTTAGCGTAGGAATCAACAACAGCCTTACCAAGTGCAACAGCTCCGGCAGCAGCTGCGGCTGATGCGACTGCGATTGCTTTGGCAGCAGTCCCCGCAAACGCACTTAGCTTCGCACCGACGGAATCAGCCTCTGATCCGGCATCTTTCATGGCCTTTGAATACTTTGTAGTATCGGCTCCTATCTTTATGTTAATGCCTTTTACAGTCTCGGCCATTGTTCACCTCTTAAAATTTATTGAAATCCTCTTGTGAGGCCTTTGTATCGTACTTAATCTGATCGTTACCTGACTCGATCAGCATGTCCATTACCATGCCGAATGTCAGCTGTTTTGTGTCATCAATTGACAAGCCCAACTGCGCCACCCTTAACAAAAAGAGTGGCGTGTTAAGCTCTCTGTCTGTTCGTGCTATTTTTTTTTAGCTTTGGAAGTAGAAGTTGCATTCACTCCCCACAGGTTCATGATCTCTTCTGATGCGTTGATAACGTCCAGCGGCCCGAACTGGTCGAGCCAGTCGCCGATCGGCATGTCAAGCTCCGGATCTCCCTGCTTTGCCATCGTATATGCCAGGCATTCTACAAACCCTACGTTCAGATCTGCCTTGCTAAGGTTCTGAAGATCTGCAAGCAGGTCACGCCCAAACTCAATACGATACCGCCTGAGCGTGTCTGCGCTGCATCCCATCTTTACCGGCTTTCCGCCGATCTTGATTTCTTTAAGAGTCACGGCTCATCCTCCTTTTAATTAAGAAACTGTCGGGATCTGTACGGATGTGAACCAACCGGCATAAGCTGTTGATGCTGTTCCTACCGACCATTTGACAATACCGTTTGCGTTCGGCACTGCCTTGATAGCGATCTTTTCTGTTTCCGGGCTGATAGTTTCCTCTGATGTCTTGGAAGCTACATCCGGACGGGTTGCTGAACACTTGAACATGCAGTGTCTCTTGCTTTCCTCGTCGCCCTCAAACTGGAAGAGCAGTGCGAAATACCTTGTAGCCACATCCTTCTTCTCAACAAGTCCGCCTTCTGTCGGAGCTACCTCTCCGAGAATGTCGCTCTTGAATGCATCCGGGATCAGAGCAAGCTCGAGGTCGCCCGAATAGCCGGTGTTGCTGATCGCAGTGTAATAGATCTCGTTGTCAGCATATTTGTCTGCTGAACCGCCCTGTGCGGCCAGCGAAAGAGAAATTGCGCCGGGAAGTGCTACCGGAGTAGCGTAAGTGTCTCCAGCCGTGCCGGCGGTGATTTTTGCGTAATAAACGCTTTTAAGTCCAAACTTAATTTTATTTGCCATTTATACTCACCTCATAAGTTAAGCAGTATACCTGAGAATCATCGTCGTATTCTTCGGCAACCATTCTCCAAACCAGCCCTGCGGTATCAAGTGCCGTTTCAAGGGCCGTCTCTTTTGTTAAATCTTTTGTTTTTGTCCACAGATAAATGTCAATGTTGATGTTCTTGCTGTACACCTTACCGTCAGCCGGGAAAGTATCAATGCTTTGTACGTCGTAAGTGATACACGGAGGTCCCTGATTTGCTTTTTCCGGGAAGAATCTGTATGCGACCGGTATGTTTGTTGTAGCCAGTGCCTCTTTTAATTGTTTGAGTGTCATTGTTTCGTTAATCTCCTCTTGATCTCAGCGAAGTACCTCTCAGCTGACTTTTCTGCCACAGGTCTGATGTGCGGTCTCGGTGACGTCCTGCGTCCTGTCGGCACAGCCTTTCCGTTTTGCTTGCCGTCTGACCGTGTTCCTGGAAGCCTCTTCCAAACCCATATTGCATGCCCGTTTTCAAGTAAATGCGTCAGTCTGTACTTAGGCGCATTGTGATACACCGTGTACATGTAATAGCCGGAAACAGATTTGTCCCTGCGTTTCCTCCAGCCGGTCTTGTACGATCCTTTTTTTGACCGCTTGTTGAACACTGCGGAAGACTGCTTCACCTCTCTGACGACCGTGTTTGCCTCTGTCTTTGAAACCTCATCGACGATCAGCTTCGTTTCTTCGCTTTCCTCGTATATTAACTTTTGCAATGCTTTCCCGAAGCCGTCCGGAGTTACTGTTTCAACGCTCATACGCCAGCCTTTTTCTGTAGGTACAATTCAATGATTTCATTCTTTGCCAGGTAAGTGCGGTATACCGCATACCTCTCTCCGTTAAACTTGACCACTTCCTGCCCGGAATACTCAGGAGAAAACATTTTAACGACGTACTCAGGCTTGATCCCGTTCTGCCCGGCTTGGTGCCATTCCTCGTACCGGATAGACGATACGTTTCCGAACACAGTCGTTTCTGTTTCTGTCGGTATCAACTGCCCGATATCATCCGTCGCCGTACCGTACGTCTCAGTGATCAGCGTGACTTGTGTAGATCTATCCATCAGCTGTCCTCCTGATAGTTCGGGTTCTCCCGGATCTGCGCTTTCTGCTCATCGTATGCAGCCTTCATCCTGTCGTAATCATCCGGCTGTCCGAAGTTGCACCGGCAGTACGTTATGATTGCCTGCCGGATCAGTGCATCATCGCACTCGACGTCAGCTGTGCCTACTGTAACAGGCAGAACACTACCGGTGATCTCGAGATCATCTACGGCAGCAGCCATCATGTCGATCAGATCCTGATCAAATGTGTTTGTCGATATTCTTAATGCACTTTTTACTTTTGCGAGCATTGCGCCGCCCTCCATGCTTCTGACATTTCTTCTGTAACTGTTGTTTTAGTGATATGACCAAACTTAATGCGTGGGTCGCAATACAGCTTGTACCCGGCCTCCCTTGCTCTGATGCAGAAGCTGATGTCCTCACCGAATCCGAGGATCGGAGAAAATGGAAGCCCCTGCTCATCGAGTATCTTGTTAAACATTTCAGCTCTCATGAGCACGCATACAAAACCGCATGCTTCAATCTCGAAGGGTTTGTCCTTCGGATAGTCGAAGTAGTGATCAGCGATCGGGATAAGCTCCCGGCCTTCTCCGTGCTCATAACCGGCCTTCTTGAATATGGTCGGCTTATACGGCGGCCTGCGGTTAAAATACAGACCGGTAAGAAAGTCTTTGCCGCCAATGCTTTCAAACATTCGCTCGAGCACGTCATGCT